CCATTTACTTTTACGCTTTCAATTTTGTTTGCTTGAGCACCAGTAGCAACACCGTTTAATTTTGTTTTATCAGCATTTGTATAGTCATTTGTAGATAGACCTTTACCAGTTTCTTTTGCTACAAATTTCCCTTCTCCCCAAGCTTTAATTTTTCCTAGGGCTGTTTTTAAAATTGAATCAGTTACAAAACTCATAATATATCTCTCCTTCTATTTATTTTTTTATTCAAATACTTCTTTCCACATATTGTCTAATTCATCATCAGACATTTCTGTGGCTGTTCCCTGCATATCTTTCCATGCAAAGTCATAATCGATATTGCTTGCTTTTTGCAATACTTGGTCTTTATTACCACCTGCAGGAAGAGTCGCAAGTTCTTTTTGTTGTAATTCTTGTTTTAAATTAATTAATTGTTCATACAGCAACTTCATGTTTGGATCCATTGGTTGTTGTTCCTTATCATCCTGATCATATTCGACATCTTCGATTTTCAATCTAAATGGTTCAAATGTCTTAGTAGAATTATTATCACTGTTTCTGCCAATCAATGTACAGGTTAATACCCCTGCTATTTGAGTAAGATTTTCTCCAATGATAAACAGATTTTGAAGTAATGGTATTTCAGTTACTTCATCGTCCATATCTACTTTCAAGTAGAAGTTCCAGCCATCAATGAATAGATTTTTGTTGGTGAATTTGACAGCTGTATTGTTGCTATCATACTTTCTTCCAGCATAGAAGATATTTCTAGTACATGAATGTGATTGATTTTCATTCAGATAGATTTCAATAATTCTCATATGTTAACCCTTGTAAAAGATTGCATCACTAAATGAATTGACTGTCCTAGCAATTCTATCGACACCTGAAATATTGATTCCATTCAAATGAACTCTGAACAATTCAATTTGACGTAAAGCACCACCGTTTTCAAGATCATCTTTTGTTAATGACGGAACTGTTTCTTGTTCTCCAGGTGTACCTTGGATGACAACAATATCGTGTGATTCTCCGCTTTCATCAATTTTAAATTGAGCAACGATACAATCGCAACGTTTCATGTTTTGAGTACCATTTTCAATTGGCACATCGCAATACATTCCTGGTTTGATTCTAAGAAAATGTCCTTGGTTGATAAGCAATCCATCAGCAATCCTTATTTTGTTATTGCTGACAATAGAAGCTTTCATTTGATTGCCTTTTGTAAAAATACCATCAGCTGAATATAGAGCATCAAACAAATATGCATCGATACTTGCAGATACTTCTTTTCCTGTTAATGTAATTGCCTCAACTGCATCACTTGAACTTGCCATCTAATCACCTACCTTATAATCAATGTCGCAGTCTGTATAGTCTTTTTCAAACGTACATTTGACTATCTTTTGAACAATAGGTTTTTGCATAGAAATACCTGTTATGTATTCTTTTGCTCCTACGATATCACCAATTTCAGGTGACAAATTATCAAACGTAATTTCTAAAGAGTTATCAGTCTGTGCTTCTTTTAATTTTGTTTTGGTTCCATCTATTAATTCTTGAATGCTTTCAACATTTGAATAGTCATATGTCATTGTATTCAGTTCACTTGGAATCATAGAGTCATCATCAATTTCACTCAATTCTAAATATTGATCATTGATTTTAAAGACATGAACAACCTGCCTTTCTTGCAAATCGCCTTTGCCTAATCCAATACAATGATTACATTGATTTATATCTTTTTTAGCGATAATCTGCAGATTGTAATCATTGTCGAATTGGAGTTTTTCGGAATAATTGATAATAGGCTCAACTGAAAGTTCAATCTGTCCATCTTTATTCCAAATAAGTTTAAGTTTGGCATTTGCATCATTTAGCATTGTTTCAAATGCCTGCAACGTGTTGTAATAACGTGCCTGATAATTAATAGTTATTCCACTATCTTCTTGCGAAACAACAAAAAAATCAGCCAGTTTCTTTTTTAAACTTACTGATTTAGATTTATTTTCAATATAATTGAAAAAATCAGTTGATGAATTGATATATTCTCGAATGCATTCGTTTGCTTCACCTATGAATTCATAGTATTCATCAGTTCTTTTTTTAGGCTGAATAATATCATTTGCTAGCAATTTTCTTGGGCATATACCACCTATTTTTACTTCTTCAGCCTCAGTATCTATTTCGATACTTTTTACTATCCCACCAAATTCGGTACCGACACAATAAAACCTGCTGTCATATGTCAATTTGCGGTCCCAGCTGTCCGTTGAAACAGTTATTTCAAAGTCGTTCTTGGCTTTGTCATATATTCCAATTTCCAAGTCTAGGCTGCAATTTAACAATGGTCCCTGTTCAATTCCGTTAGGATCCGTGTAGATGAACTCCATCATCATTCATCACTCTCCCATTTCGGTTCACTTCTTGCATCGTAGACAACGATATCAAATGAAAAAGAGTTGTTCCAAACGACAATATTTGTATCAGGTGGGATGGGAACATACAATCTGTTGTCTTTGTTCCTGTCATTGAAAACATTGATTTCATCACCGTGTGCTGTGATTTTTACAGCTTTCTTTTTCATTGTATCAATTTCAAGTCTTTCATTTGCTTCAAGCGTCGTATTGATTTGATAAAGGTTGTCTCCTATTTTAATGGCTGGGTCTTGTGCTGGACCATATATTCTTAATAAAATATCATTTTCAACGACTCCAATATTTCTGACTGTCATTTGTCCTTCGCTCGCACCATAGACATAAGGATATTTATAGGAATACTTCTTTGTTCCAGTTTTTCTTCCTTCACCACTGCTGTAAAAACGGTAGGTATCTTCCTTGATCCATTTAGTTGAATCAGTTACCAGAGTTAAATCTACCTTTGCGTATGGAAGAATATATGACTTCATGTCTTTTTGGTTTTTAAAGATATTGCACTCTATATAGTAGTCATTATAGAAGAGTTTTCCTTTGACATTGCTTACGTTATCTACATCAAATATCTCAACGAGTCTATTTAGAGCACTGTAGAAGTCTTTTTGATTTTGGCTAAAGATATCTACACTAACCTTTTTCGTTTCGACATCACGATAAAAGCGTGTGACCCTTCTATTTTCAGTTTCATATGACCATTCAAAATTGAAAAAGTCAGTTTCTTCAATATGATAAGGAGCACTTAACAGATCTATTTGCTCATTGTTTGAATTGACATAATATACTTTCATAAGCGCTCCTTTCTAAATAATTCTGGCAAATTCACGCTTGTCTACTTTGAAAGACATTCCACTGTTTTTAATTGCTTTAGCAGTTGAATTTCCCATCTTATCATAATCAATTTTTAATTCATTTGTGACATTGCTTTCAAATGCTGTTTGTCTTGCGATATCAAGATTTGTTTTCAGTTCGATATCATCCAAATTGAAGTTCATGATACCATTCAAGTCACTTGTCATTTTTTCAAGTTCTTTGTTCATAGATTTTTGAGCTTTTGGCATGGCCACTTCAAAACCTACCGCAATACCTGGTGGTAAGAATTTACCAATGGCATCTCTCATGACTTTTGAAGGTGAATGAATGCCAAAGAATCCTTTGATACCATCTACAACACCATTTGCAAAATCGCCAATCTTGCTAAGCAACCAGTCTTTTGCATTCTTGATACCGTTCCAGATACCTTCCACGATATTTTTACCAATATCTGCCATTTTACCAGGCAATCCAACAAGAGTATCAACAATACCATTCCATAGTGATTTGGCTGCTTCAATTCCTTTTGAACCCATCTTGACAACGAATTCAGCAACCTTTCCAATAGCATTTGACAATACGTTCCAAATTTGCCCAGGTAATCCTGTAACAAAACTGATGATGCTTGATACAAAGTTTGACCCTGCTTCATATCCTTTGGAAATCAAATTCAAAGCAAACTCAGCTACTTTTCCTATGATATCAGTTATGTATGTCCAAAATTGACCAGGCAACTGAGAAATCCAAGAAATAAAACCTGTTACGAAATTTGGAACATCAACCGTTACAAATTCAACAAATTTCATTCCAAGATCTACAATCAATGCAATGATATATCCTATAGCATATCCTATGTTGTAAGGAAGTTCACTAAAGAAACTGACCACTGAATCAACAAATCCGCTTACAGTTTCTATGAAACCATTAAATGCTTCAGGAATCGTTTCGGTAAAGAAAGATGCAATCGTCTCGCCAATGCCAACAAAGAATTCAACAATTGAATCGCCGACACCTTGGAATGTTTCAACAAGGCCATTGAATGCTTCGGGCAATGTCTTGGTAAAGAATGGTACGAGTATATCAGCTACACTTTGAAATGATGCTTTGATATTTTCCCATTGCTTTGTCCAAAATTTTCTGAATTCCTCACTTGTATTCCATAAATAAAGGAATCCAGCCACTAATGCCGTGATACCTACTACAAGCATCCCAACAGGACCTACATCCATTGCTACACTCAATAATTTTTGTGCTGCCGCAAGACCTTTTGTAGCAACATCAGCTGCAGTAGTAATAGCTTTATATGTAGCAATTGCTGTAGCAACAGTTACGATTATTCCTGAAATAGGGGAAAAATTATCTAATACAACACCTGCTATATCGTAGAACAAATCACCTAAAGGCTGTAACTGATCTTTGACCTTTCTAACTTTTGATTCCAATTCTTGCATTGGAGTCGTTGTTTCATCAGCAAACTGTTGTCCTTTTCCTGAAACATCATCAAAAGTAGTTCCAACACTATTTAACGCTTTTGCAAATGTAAGGTTAGCATCTTCTCCCATCGTTCCGAAAGCAGTAGCTGACATTGTCAATGCTTTTTGTTGATCATCACATTTAGTAATGTCACTTACGATACTGTCGATAACATCCTTTTGAGTGGCTTTTCCATCCTGCCATGCTTTGAATGTCTTTTGTGTTTCGCTTGAAAATGAACCTAGAGCACCCTCAATAGTTCCATCAGCTAAACGAGTAGTTACTTCATTGATGGCATCATTTACCTTATCGAGATTATACGCTCCACTATCGGAGCCATTTTTCAATAATTGGAAATATTCACTTGCTGAATATCCCGCTTGAGAGAACTTTCCTGAATACTCTGAAATGTTATCTCCTAGTTCATCAGTCCAGTCCAACCCTTCTTGAGTACCTGCAATGATATAATCCATTGCTTCTTGCGCAGTCAATCCAAAGTTTTTCATCAATCCTTTGACACCACGCAAGGTTTCATTCATGTCTACATCGAATGTATCTTCAAGAATGATTGCTTGTTGTGTGATGGAATTAAGTGTTCCATCATCCATATCACCTAAGTTACGTTTGATACGAACGACGGCTTCGGCAACTCGGTCCATGCTTTCACCGAGACCGGCCTCATAAACATCCTTGATGACCTGTGCGGTTTGTCTCGCTTGGTCATCTGTTTCTCCTAGAGCGCCTTTGACACGTGCAACTGAATCTTCAAAATCTTCATAGACTTCTTTTCCAATTTCAGTTCCTTGTTTAATTGCTTCTCCTATTGCTAGATATCCTGCAATCTTTGCACCGAATGATTTGATTTTATCTTCCATTTCTTGAAGCTTTTTCTCAAAATCATCAGAGTCAGGAGGCTCAATAGGTTTTGGCTTGCTTTTTTTGTTTAAGAAATCATCTATCTTTTTCTTTACATTGTCTATTTTAGATGTTGCTTTATCTTCAACATCAACTTTACCATCAACATCTATAGCTTTTTCAACTGCAGATGCTTCTGATTTTACTGTCTGGGCACTCTTTTCAAAATTGGAAGTGTCCATTTTTGCGCTACATTCAACTTTTGCATTGTCAGTAGCTTCTTTTGAAAAGCTTTCAACCTCGTTTGATGCTTCATCAAGTTTCTTTTCCAGTTTTTTAGTATCAGCATCAACATCAGGTTTAGCTTCTTTTTGTGATACATCTTTAGCAAATTTATCTACTTTTTTGTCAGCTGTATTGAGTTTCTTATCAACGTTTTTATCGTTGATTTCTAAGTCAATAACAACTTTACCATCTGCCATCATACCACCTGCCTTTAATTTATTCTTTTGGAATTCCTAACGATTCAAACAATTCTGCTTCGATTTCTTCCTGAGTTCTTTGGAATGGGTCTCCCTGTTCTTGAATAGCATAGTAATCTTGAAGTTCTTTCATTCTTGCACGTTCCTTCTTGTCCTTGATTTTTGATAGATCCGCAGTTCTATATCCAACAACCTGAACGAACTTGGTATCATCATTCAAACCATTCAGCAATGCCTTGAATTCCCACCAGTGCATATTGGTTCTCAATAGATTTATGCCATACTGCTGCATGAATGCAGCAAAGATAAGGTCCATATCATAATCAAAAAGAAACCCAACTTTTTTATTAGGTTTCTTCTCAGGCTTATCCGGTTTATTACATTTGTAGAAATCAAGAATTCCTTTCAGCAATTCCAATGAATCAACATTTTCCATGTACAATTCATAGTTTGGAATCACCAAATCAAACAGCATAGGAATTTTATAATTTTCATCAACATACTTGTCAGAAACGATACAAGAGAATTGAATCCACGTTCTAAAATCAGTTCTTATTTCTATTTCTTGATTTTCTATTCTTATTGTTTTTTGAAGATCTCTTTTGTCTAGAATTAACATAATCTTTTAACCCGTATTTGTTTTTTGTGTAATCCATTTGCTTTTGAAGGTTTCCAAATTCCTTTGTAAGTGAGTTTAAACTGTCAAGCTCATTTTTGATTCTGTCTTGCTTTTCTTTTTGGCGTTCAGTCGTAGCGTGTTCATCAAACTTGGCTTGAATTTCTTCCGCAAGAGCTAGGATTACATAGTAAGGCTTTAAATCATCCTTATCAAAAAGATAATCGTATGATCCTTTTCCTAACAATTCATCAATGACGACTTGACAGTCTTCAATAAAGGTATCGTCAATTGTACGATTGCCTCTGTATTTTTTGATGAACTTGTCAATCAGCAAATGATTATCGATATTGTCAGCATCGATACTGAAAATACGATCTTTAATTTTTACATCGAATAAATTCTCTTGAATCTTGATTTCTAACATAGTAATAATCCCTTTCCTATTTGATTTCTATTTGTTTGCTGGTGTTGATGACGCACCTGATTGAGGTGAAGCAGCTGTAAATTTACCAGTTGTGTAGTCATATTCACCTGCAGTAAATTCACCAGTGGCCACATTGTATTGGCCATGTTCTGAAGCACCTTTTTGAGCAAAAGTTCCTTCCAATGCGATTTTCCCTCCACCTTCACCAGAACCAGGATTAGATGGTTGAATTTCATATTGTCTGTGATGTGCTGCAAAACATCCAGTTGAACCTTCAACAGGTGCCCATGTTTCAATTTCATATTCATCAAACATGGAACCAATAATTTCTTTTTTACCAACTTCATAGATATGACGAACAAACTCATTGCCAGGAATCAATTCACCTGAATATGAAACCGATGGTGTGTATGCCATCATGTTTGAGTGAGAAGTCTTTTCATTGATATATTGTCCGTCATCTGTTGAAGGATCTACAGCTTGTGTCCAATCCGTTAAACCAGTACCAGCCAATACAGGCTTTGATACACCATCGAATTTGACATAGTGTAGGTTTTCATGACGGTTTACTACAGTATTTCTTAATGTTTGTGCCATTATTCAAAAGCTCCTTTCTTGTAGTAAGTTAATTGATAAAGTGCTGAAAAATTAGCAATGCCATTGTCATAGGTTTCAACACCAGGATTGGCAATCATTTCTAATTTCTGTGGAACTATATCATCAGGAAAAACAATGTTTTCAAATTTATTCATTGTTTCCATTTCAAATTGGTTTGCTAAATCATCCAGAACATCAGTAATTTTTTTGACACTCTTTTCAGTTTTAGCTCCTGATTGAAAATTAATATAAAAAGGCAATACCGCAGTATAGCCTCCTATGATGTTTTCATTTATTTTTTCAGCACGATTAGATATTCTTTGAACCATGATTTGGTCATTCTTGTTAGAGGTAAAGAAATCTAATTTCCACATGTTTTTTTGTACATTTTGAATATCCAACTTCTTGCAAAAGTCATAGATACAATCCAATACCCTATTGTATTCTTCATATGTCAGTTTTTTATTTGATTTATTTTCCATTTCTAAACACGTCCTCTACACTTTTAATCCATTTCTTGATGTTTGCTTTCTTTGATTTTTCAAACCATTTGGCAGTTGCCTTTGGATGACGTGACTTGTCAAAGTTCATCCCTGTACCTTTATACACATGTTGCGCATAATCAGTATCGTAAATGACTTGTTTCTTTTCTTTGGCATTATCTCCAATATCAGGCGTTTCTCTCAAGTGGGTGTGATCCAGATTAGAAAAAGGAACATAAGGATCAGTATCTCTTATTACAGAATTCTTAAGAGTATGATAGGCTTTCTCCTTAGTCACTTCTAAATCCTTCCTTACTCGAGAAAAGTCAACATCAATAGAAATCTTCAAGAAGCATACACCTCAATGAACTGGATTTCTTTCGTTCCTGGCGGGCGATAACAGGCATATTTATTGATTGAATAGACATTGGTTGTCTTTTTCAATTCATCATAGTCCGTTTCTTTTACCACATCCAGGACAAAATAATCTTCATTTCCAATCGTAAAAGTATTCTTTTTTGACTTGTAATCATGCTGATCAACAAATGTAAGCTCACCACAATCACTCAAATCAATCGTTAAAAGAACACTGTCCGCATCAGAAATACCCTTGTTTGATTGTGTAATACCATAGTTTTCATCAAAGCCAACGTTTTCAAAAACGTATGGAATAAAAGTATCTTCATCAACTTTATGAATCAAAGTAACAGTAAAAGGCCTTAAAATACGAGGAGAGCTAATCATATCGTTTGGCCACCCTGCACATAAGACCTTTTCTTCTCAATTCACTTTTAATCATATAAGCTGAGACGGATGAAAAAGGAACACCATTGAATTTGTTGCCCCTATCGCCATAGCTATAATTAAATCCGTCTTTTGATACGCTTTGCAAGTCCAAATCGCTTGTGCCATTTAGAGCATTCAAACCACCATTTGCTCGAAGATAATCGATTTGATAGCATACTGCTCGTTTAAGCTCCAAACAGTAATAATCGATATTTTTTTCTAATGCCCATGGTGCAATGAATTGTTCAGCGTAACCCTTGACTAAATCAATTACAGGTTCAACAAGGTCCTCAAATTCAGGCTGACATATTTTTCCTTTGAATGTATCTACGTAATATTCATATGAAACCTTCATACTATTCTTCTGCTGTATCTTTCTTAGCTTTAGATGCTTTTGCTGGAGTTTTAGCATTTGCTTCTAATCCTTCAACTTTTGTTGTCAATTCAGCGTTTTGTGCTTCTAATTCAACGATTCTTGCATCTTTTTCTTTAATTTGTGCTTTTAAAGATGAATATTCTCTTTTAAAATCCGCTAAAGAAACTGGATCACCTTTTTTAATGACTTCACCAGATTCTTCATCAATATGATCATAACCACGAGCAACATAGTCATCAACTCTATGCGGCTCGATTGTAAGGATTCTATTTCCTTTTCTTACTTGTGACATAGATCATCCTCCTCTTTATTATTTTTCAACTGCAAATTGGATTGCATTTACTTTTTTCTTTAAAACAAATACATCTTCATGAGATTCTTCATAGTAGACCCATTTACCTTCAGACATTGCAGATGGTTCATCTAATTTGGCAAATTCATAGTTGATTGGTGTAATGACTGCTAATGGATGCACCATGAACATTTTGATTTGTTTTGCAGAACCTGCAGCTTTATATCCTTGTGTGAAGTCATAAACAGTTTTCATTAATTCTGATGGAACTTCAACGATTTTAACCAAGTCTAAGTTAGCGATAGTTCTGTTTAATTTATTTTCTGCATCACCAATGATTACAGTTCTAGCTAATTTTTCAGCTTGTTTTAACATTGCGTTGTAAACTGGTGTGATGTATAAGATTCTTCCTGTAGATGGAACACGTGCTTCTGCCATGGCAATCATCATCTTATCGAAATATTCTAAGATATTTGCTGCTGTGATTTCATCAGTAATAGGAGTTTGACCTAATTCTTGATATTCAGCATAGATTTTAGAAACACAATATACATCCATTTCAGGGAATTTTTGTTCTTGGTTGAATGTTTCAGTAATATTACCGATTGAAGCAACCAAATTTGTTTGGTCAATATCTTTTGGATGTACCAATGTAGACCATTTTCTTTCATTAGTTAAAGTTAATGGTGTCCATGCGTTATTGTAATTTCTAGATGCAGTGGCAATTGTATCTCTTGTTGAATCTACACGTCCTGTAGTTTCTAATGTTGGAATTTCAATTGTTCTTGCATTGACCCATCTATATTTTTGGTTATTTGGAGTATTGAATAAATCTCCGAAATAAAGCGCATAAGGCCAAGCTTGTTCTAACGCTTGTTGATATGCATGTGCATAGTTTACTGCTGCCATATTTAATTTCCTCCTGATCTGTTATTCTTTTGGCATTGCTCTAACACCTGCAAAATGGAAACCGAATGCATTTGCATTGTTTTCTCCTCCAGGTGCTCCTTTAGAAGCAGTACCTTTTGTAAATGTTGGTAATGAAGGTTCATCTTTAGTTTTTTCAACAACGAATGCTCCTGCATCCGATTCTTTTAAACCATTGATATATTCATCCGCTCCAATGAATTTGCCGTCTTTCAATTCAAAGTTTTGTTCCTTGAATTGAGAAATGATTCCACGTTTGGCACTTTCAGAAGTAAAGTTCATTCCTGCAAAGTATGAGTTAGTAGCAAAGTCTCTTTCTTGTTGAGTCAATTTATTGTTCAACTCTGCAGTTTCATCCTTATATTTCTTTTCCCATTCAGCAGCGGAATTCTTGATGCCTTCAATATCCATATCCTTGTATGATTTGATTTGCTTATTCGCATCATTCAAGGAGTTTTGAGCTGATTCATATTTTGTGTTCAATGTTTCTAGCTCTTTTGTTTTTGATTCGACTTCCTTGCGGTATTTTTCAATGTCATTACCGTTTTCAGTCATGATTTGATTAACTTGTTCATCTGTTAATCCTAAATTCTTTAAAAATTCTCTTTTCATAAGATCCTTTCATTCACTACGCTTTAGTACGCTGGTTGCATCAGCCTGTGTGGTTGCAGTTTTACGAGTTGCCCACCTCAAAATTTTTGTTTTATTCATGTCTTGCTATGTTGTTTTCAGTTTTTGGGTACAAAAAAAGGAAATATCAGTCTCTATTGCTGTATTTCCTTTTATTTCTCTCTAGTGCTTTTGTTTTTGGTTTAGGTGGCGGTACATAGCAATCGTATTTTTCGTGACGAATACGACCGCAAATCATACACATGTACTGTATCTTCTTAACAATAACGTGTCTTTTCTTATCAAAATATTGAATAGTATGATATTCAAATTCTTGATGATGATGTGGTCTTAATCCTTCAGCCATTGAAAAACACCTCCTTTCTTCCAAAATTGCGTATAGAAAAAGCGAGTCTTTTGAACTCGCTTCATATTCATATTTAATTGTTATAATCCAAATTCATTGCCAACTGACTGTTATATTCTTTGATTTTCAAGCTTGTATTGACTTCAGGAGACCATGATTCCAAATAATTTTTAGCATTTTCATAATCAGTCTTTAGTGTATCTCGATATGAGCCTAATTTGAAATACTTTTTATAGTCTCTCCAAATGTTGCTGAAAAGCTTTCTGCTCATTAATTGGTAAGCTCTTGAATCAATACCGCCTAGTGCACTAATTACAGTTGTTTTAGCAATTCTTTCAAGCGTATATTGTTGTGAACTGTCAATCGTTGTTGATTTTTCTAAATCAGATACCTTTTCTTCGAGAACATCAACTCTTTGAGCTGTCTCTTCTTGAACCTTAACACTCAAGAACAAGATTTCTCTATCAGTTTTTGGAAGTTTGATTTTTTGTTCCATTTCAGCAAAACGATTAACATATTTAGCAGTGAAGATTACACCTTTTTCACCAGTCAATTTGTTTGCTACCATTTCACAACCTTTCTTGGTTAATAGGTAGCAATCTCTTGGTTTGCCTTGAGCATCTTGATATTCACTAGGGATAAAGAAATCTAGCGGGCGCAATTTTGCGCCGGCTAAAATGCCCTCATAATTACGGACTTTTTTCAATAAGTCCTTATGTTGAATACCAACCATTTCAGCAACTTCTCTACTGTCTATTGTTTCAATTGCTGATGTGTTAATCAATTCATTATCCATTAGCTCTTCCATATTGACAACCTCCTTTGTTAATTGTTTTTTGAATGTTTCTTGTTAAATCATTGCATTTATAAATGTTTGATCTAATATCTTCTTCTAACGTTTCTAATTGACATTGGATGATTGCCATAACATTTGCAACATCTTGTTTGATATCATTTCCATGGTCACATGCATCACATGTAACAATGACCATTGAATTAATTCTTTCTAAATCATTCAATTTGTCATCTAAATCACTAATTATACTAATGATTTCATCTAATTCTTCTAACATAACTTTTACCTCTTTCTTTTTGATTGAATTTCTAGGCAAATAATGTTAAAATGCTTTTGCCTAGATGGTTTAATAGAGAGGATTGTTTTAGTCGACATCTCTCTATTTTTTTATACCTAAATCTCTTTTTATCAATGTGGTTATATAGCCTTTTATGGTTTGACCATTTTCGGTTGCACGAATTTTTATTTGCTTATGTAACTCTTCATCGATTTTAAGTATTAAGTTTTTCATAGCTGTCCCTCCTTTCAAAATATATATTATCAAAATAAATATATAGTGTAAAGTATAAATATATAATTTAAACATATTAAATGACATTTATTTAAAAAGTATATATAATATACACAAGGAGGGTTTAATATATGGATAATTCAATAATATCAAAAAATATCAAAACCATTCGTCGTGATAAAATGATGACCCAAAAAGAATTTGGTAAATTAATTGGAGTAACTCAAGCTACATTGTCTACCTACGAGCAAGGCCTTAAAATGCCTAATACTGATACACTGTACAATATCGCCGAAAAATGTGATATATCTATGGATTGGTTATGTGGTAGAACCAATCTAAAAAATATTGAAAATTTTGATTCGTATAGTGATGTATTCAAAACTATTGTTAAACTATGTAAAAGTGTCAAATTTTCAATAATCGAAGATTCTAATAATGTTTACAAAAACGATGTATCACAGCACTATCTTGAACCAGGAAATACGATTGTTAATGATTTTCTAAATCGCTGGCGTAAAGTTAAAGAAATTTACGATGACAAAACCATAGATGAAGAAACTTACGATACTGTTGTAAATTCGCTTATTGAACGATATAAAGATATTGAAATCATTTACGATGATGACAAGCTCTAACTCAAATGAGTAGGAGCTTTTTTATTTTTTTATATCATTTCATACCTTTTTATACTCTTTCATATCTTTTCATCCAAAATAAAAAGCCACTTGTTTGTGGCTTGATAATTTCTAAAGATTAGAAGTATTTACCAATATTTCTTCATCCTTAAAAAGTTCTTCAATTAATTTCATAAGTTCAGCAAATAATTCAGGAGTTACCGAACCGACTACAATATAATCAAGTTTATCTTTTTGGAAATAATGAATTTGATTAGCTTTAATAAAGCCATCTTTCTTAACCCCATCTTCAACAGTAATTTCTAAATTTTGCTTCATTGAAAGTTTCTTCTTTCGATGCTCTTCGTTTTTAAAAGAAGACATGACTGAACATGTTAGATCAAATGGCAAACCTTCAATTTTACCTTCACTGTCATTCAATACAATGAAAGGATGATTTCTTTGACGTGTGCCATCTTCTCCAATATATTTTCTAATTAAAATAATATCTCCTACTCTGCACATTTCTTTTTCTTTGGTAAAGTAGCTTTTACTTTACTTTCTCCTTTTAACACTTTTTCGCTAAATTGAAATGGAACAACTTCATCATTATCAACTTTAGCGTTTTTTTGTGTTTTAAGATTTTCGAAAAAGCTAACAGGTAATGCTTGATAAGTCATAATCCCACCTCCACATATTTATTCTACTCTTTTCACAAGTATTTTATCACGTAAAGATGTGGTTAACAACCAATTTAATAGGTGTTATATTGTTTTATACCTTTTCATACTGTTTCAATAGCGCTAACTATAAATGAAATCAAACATAAAGATTTACTATCAAAAATTAGAAAATACGTTGAAATATTGGACGGCTCAAAATTAAGCAGTCAAGTTTTTTTATATCAAACACTTATAAACAAATCTTTTTGTTTTTAATTTGTGTTTTGATTTCTTCAAGAATAAAATCATTGACTTCGAAATTAAGTGCTTCTTCTGGAAGCTCTTTTTTTATTATTTCAAAATAAGCTTTTTTAATTTTTTCAATTGTTGAAGAATCAACATGAACACCATTACTAAATGTATATACTGTATTCATTTTATTCTCTTCCTCTACTCTTCTACATGTTTAATTGAGTATCTAACACAACATTCATGTTCGATACAGCATCCTCGATACTTTTCCCAATCCTTGCAAAAATAGGCAATGTCCGCTTGACCTAACAATTTGATACTTTCACCTAGATACCAAAGAGGAGTTTTAGGTTCGCCATCAAAAAATGAATCAATCACTTCAATTTCTTGATCAGGAAATAATTCTTTTACATTGCGAATTACTCTTTCTCTTTCATCTAGAATTTCTTTATCTGTTTTTCCTGCCATTGGCTGTGATATAAATAATTTCATTTATGCATCCTCCTATTCAAAAAATACCCAGTCATCCGCTAACATATCTGTTTGTGATGGTGCCCAAGGTACAATATTTTTCTTTGCATCTAGATTATCAGTTTGTAAATTAGATGAATCTATACAAACAAAAGGATTTGTTGTTGCATCTGTTTCACATAAATGAATAAAAATTCCTTTACCATTCCATCCTTTTCTAGCAAGATTCATTCCTCTTTTTAGATATTTGATAGCTTCATCAAAACCAAAAGTAGCTTCTCCACCTAATTCTGGGCAATTTTCTTCATCTGCAAGAATCCATCCATCATCAAGAATATTAGATAACGTATAAATAACTCTTTCAGTTTCTCTAATATCCATTTCTTTTCCATCTTTGGTATGCATGATTACTGTTTTCTTTTCATTGTCCCAATACCAATATCCGCCCCAACTTGGAAGCTTGATTTTTTCTCCGCTTTGCATCATAAACTTAAATGCTCTTTTAAATTTCATATTTTTATTCTCCTAACTTGATACATTTATTTTCAAACTTCTTATAAGCATCAATATAGAGCTCTTTCTTGTCTCCATTATACGTGCACTCATAAAACATAGCTCCTTTATTTGATGCACTTAAAAGAGCTTTATGATTTTGTAATGTCTTACATTGCCATACAACAAAAACTACAAAATCTTCTTTGTTATCCATGTGTTGCTCATTGTGCTTTCTAACTTCTTCTTTACAAATTTCAATAAATTCATCTGAACCCATTTGTTTTCTCCTTTTTTACTAAAATATTTCTAAAACAAAAGCAATAACCATAATTAAACCGAAAATAAAAAGTGGGATAAGAATTTTCCATAACCCACAAATAAATAGATCAATAAGCTTTAAAGCAATTAAAAGAATGAATAATACTTTGATTACAGTTTTCATATCATTTCTCCTGATTTTGAGCAAAAGAAAAAGCCAACTTTCGTTGACTTATTATTTACTGTCCTTGTTCCCAAGCCCATTTTTTACACTTATTAAACGCTTCAATTGCTTCTTTTGGGGCATCTCTCATAACTCCATCTTTTACTTTATCTTCATACGGTTCCCATATTTTCATCAGTTCTTCTATTTCTTTAGGATAATGTCTTAAAGCCATTTTATTTCCGCCCCTTTCTGCTAGTTGAAGCTATGTATTCAGCTTCCACTTCATCATAACGTGAATACTTATACATCTTTTTGGCGTAATCACTTATCTCACCTACATTATATTCATTAATACCCATTTTATCAATGTATTTTTTTGCTACGCCACATGTGTAAGCAATATAATCAAGATGATTTTCATCGGTTATCTCACCAAATTTAGCTCTATATTCTTCTGCTTGGTTCATATGCCATAATTCATGCCTTACGGTATCCACATCTTTTTTTAATTCCTTGCTTAAAATATCAGAACAATAATATACTGTGTTGTCAACGGCGTTATATTTGCCATACGCTCCACTGTATTCGTTTATGTCAAATATTACAATTTTAGGTTTTTTATCAATCCCATACTCTTTTAGTATCTCATCATTATGAGTTTTGATTCTATGAAGTGTCATTGGTTTTATTTTTGTATTGTCTGAAACATATACTTCATCACCATAAGTAGTTACTCTTTGAGCTTTGATTTTTACATCCTCGCTGTATTTGAAATCAATATCAGAACCACTTCTTTTAACAGGTCTATACATTTGATCTATATTTTTATTAACAACTTTCTCTCTCGTATAAGCCTTTTTAAGAATGTTATCAACACCATGTTCTTTCTTGAATTGGATATTGCTTTCTTTGATGAATTGAGAGCGTTTATCTTGCCATTCTCTAATCTTTTTAGCTTCTTTGGTGGAATCTACACCACATTCATCAAGAATATTCTTTCTTTTCTTCCAAGAACGAATCTGACGCTCATAATATCTTTGCTTTTGTTCTAGCTCGTATTGATCATCATTCCTGTTCTTGTCAAATTCTTCGGTATCGACCAGATTGTTCTTATACTCATAATCAGTAACTTCATAAAAAGAATGTCTACAGTTTGCTCCACCTAGACCATCAACACGGCCATATCCCGTTGCCTTTTTAAAGTTCTGTAGACCTTTTACAGGAGTGTGAAGATAAAACAACTTACCTTGCCATTCCTGATGGGATGGTCGAGCACCGCCATGACTTGAAGTCTTTACAATGTTGATGCCCAATTCTTTGCAGTTTTCCATTTTAAACTTCAAAGACGTTTGATTGACACCACTTGTAACTGCTCTTTTAACTGCAGCATCCATTGAAGTTGTATGATCAGTATAACCAACTACTTCAATACCTTTTTGAGAAAGCTTTCTGATTGATGATTCAATGGCCTTATCAGCATTGTTTCCTGCAACAATTTTAGAGTATGCTTCATCACACGCTCTTATAAACTGCTTGTTGGTACATTTTCTTGAGATATTACACAGGTTTCTAATTTTTCCTTGTGTATCCTTGATGCCTTTGTTCAGATTCTTATTGGACCTGTTCAGCATATCTTTTTTTGATGTTTGAACGTTGGTATTTTTCAATCTTGAAGAAATGTTGCTTATTGTTAAAGCAATTCCGTTCTTTATGATTGATTTTACTTTGTTTTGAGATGATTTCTTTACCTTTTGAAATTCAGTACCTGAATATTCGAAAAACTCTCCACAGGCTTTATTTTTCCATTTTGGATACTCTTCTTCGATATCTTCTAAAGATGCAAGGTTTCTTAAACGTAAACCCATCCAAATTAAAAGAAGAGTTTCCAATGTGCTGAAGTCATTTGAGACATCATCACCCGACTCTTCTAAAAATTTATCAGTTAACATTTACATTATCTTCATTATCATCTTCATCGATATCATCATATCCAATACCTTCAGAAGATTCAGCAACTTCTCTTTTTGCTTCCTCTTCAGTCATACCTTGCCATTTGACCTTGTACTTCCATTCAGGCATCAAACCAGCATTGACTTCTTGAAGATCAATATTTCTTTGTTTTTCAGTGTCAGTCAAGATACTGTCTCCCCAGTCAGTTTCAACAATACATTCCATAGACTTTGATTTACCCATTCCGATAGCATAAACATTCATTGCATATGCTACATCTTCAAGTACAGTATTCAAATTGTCTTGAATTGCTGAAACAGTATCATATTTTCTTTGTTTGGATGACTTGATTTCTTCTGCAGTTTTATCGACTTGTTGTGGATCACTTAAATCCCCATACGATAAACCACATTCGAACTCAATTCTCTTTAGAATATCATTGAATCCTGCAGCATAGTTAGAATCTCTTAATTGTGGTGCGTGTACTTTGATTAAATCATTGATGTTAGTTGTTTGTCCTGAAGAATTATCAATATCATATGTTCTGTACAATCTCTTCTTTCCTTCAGGAAGTTTTGGCTCATGGGTGCGTGAATCAATTTCAAACGCATCACCAGAAGCCTCAACAGCCATTTCACCAGCAATAAACTCCCAAATATATCTGCTATATTGTTCCTCTGCATCTTTAATTAAATCGATTGCTTTGACATAACATGGAACTCCAAGAGGAGACATCTTATCAATTGTATTGATGACTGGCGTTTTGAAATAAGAAAAAAGTGGCCTGTCAACATTGCCAATCTCAAAATGTTCTTCCAAGTCTTTCCACTCAGGAACAGTATCCAATGGAATTTGATTGCCAAAATCAGTACAAAAGCTATAGTTTCCTTGAGAATAATCTCTTTTCATAAAAGCATAGTTTTCAAATGTATTTACTCCATTTTCATACTTTTGATATTCTAATCGAGTATATACGTTTTTGCCTTTGAAAATTTGTTCTACAAAAATACCTGCAGTAATTTTCTTTCTTCCGTTAAATGTAACAGGAAAAAACTTATCAGCATGTACAACATCAACAAATATTTGATTGTCACTTACATATGGTTTGAAAACAACGCCACCTTCACCTAAAGCCCATTGAAGATTTTCATTCATATCCTTAATAAACTCTTGATATTCCTGATTGACAAAATCATTCGATATAACTTTTGATATCAATTCTCTTGTTGATGTTTTAGAAAGCTCTTCACCAATTCCTTGAGCCAATGCCAATGATTTAACACCTTTTTCTTTGCTAAGCCAAGGCTGTTTGTTTTCTAAAATCTTATTCCATAAATCAATTGAATCGACCATATCGTTCGACATTGCAATATCGATATCGAAAAATTTATTTATATCTTTTGTTGCAAACATTCTATTCTTAATCCTTTCTAGAAATCTTTTTATTGCTGTAAACACTAACCATCCTCACCACCTTCATTCTTCTCTACATCAGGAAGATATCTTTTAATATATTTCCAGATGCCCATGATGTAATATCTTAATGCATCCATGCAGTGATCATCATCTTTTACTGGTTTTTCAACACCACTTTCAATACTTTTTTTATCATAGCTATAAATAACGATTTCATTCAAAAGCATTTCCTGACGTGTACTGAACAGTACTTTTTGAAACGCTATTGCTTTTTGGACTCTTGAAATCCCTAATTTGACATCATTTTGAGCGCCTCTTATTTTTATAAACGGACAGGCTCTTTTGATTTCTTCAGCAAGTCCTCGTGCACTTGGGTCAATATAGAGGTTTCGAGGATATTGTCCAAATTCTTCCTTGATTTTTTCGCACATCTTCTTGAATTTAAATGCATACTCACTAGGTGTCAGCTGTTTACCACTTTCACGCCCTGAATGATAAAATTCATCAAGTCCAAAAACAGTTTTCAATGTAGGATTGAGTCCCCAAAATTCAAATACTGTCGCATTCATTTGACCATAGTCGCAAGATGCATCAATCCTTGTAATTCCGTTTATTTCATCATTTGTAAGGTTTCTATCCAAAACATGTTTATCTTTATCAAACATGTAATAGACGATTTCATCCAATCCAATTGATATTCCCAACCAAATCCAGTTGTACATTCTTTCATCGACTTTTTTCATTTCCATTGCTGATTGAATAAGCTTTTTACCAAGCCACTTTTCTGGTACATCTCTATAATCAACATGGATATGAATGCAGTCACTACGTTTTTCCATCTTTTTGACCCATTTAAAAATAGGTGCGTTAGGATTTTTAGGAGGGTTGAAATAATATTCCATACAGAACTCATCATCATTACCACGTACGAATGTTGCTTCTATGTTGGATATTTCATCTTCTCCTTGGCCACGTTCAAAAAACTCAGTCAACTCATCTAAAATAACAAGCTTGATAGGCTTCTCTTCATCAATGATCCCTTTTGTATCGTCAATGGAATCGTTTCCTGTAAAATAAACCGAATTGCCATTTTTAAGATATGTAATCTTCATTGGATTCTTGGTTATCTTGAATTGTTTTTTCTTCAAGCCTAAACGTTTGATTGCACGTTTAAATTCATTGTAGACAGTCTTAGAAAGCTTATTGTGGAACTTTCTCATGACTATTACCGAGCATTCATCTTCACTTACAATCTTATAAATCCCATGAATAGCAGCATAACTTGATTTTGTTCCAGCACGACCACTATCCATAATTTTATGAACATGTGAAATATCGTTGAAACAAGTCAAAAACTTTGGAATGACAATATCTGAAATACGAACCTGCTTTTTCTTAGATTGGTGCATCATTTATGATTTCAACTCCATCATCTTCTTGATCATTCGTATTTAATTGCTTTTTCAATACTTCAATCTTGAGTTTTTGTTCTTCAGTAGTGATATTCATGTGTTTTGATAACCAATCCAATGCTTTCATTCTATCCGCCAATTTGATACTCGCTCCATTTCGACCCTGCTTGACTTCACTTAGAATAGTTCCATCAGCAAAGGCTGATTCTTTGAATTTAACCATATTGACAGTTTGCTTTAGAACTTCATCCTCGCCTGTATCAGGATTTTTGATAATTACTGGTACTTCCTCTCGGCCATATTCCAAATAATCATTCAAATCAGCAAAGGCAATATCAATATATTTTTGAACAATATCTTGTGGATCAAGAAGAGCATCTTCATACAATTCTTTTTTTAAACGATTTATTTCTTCTATTACTGCCGGCTGTTTAGACCACCTTGAAGCCATCACACAAGCACTGTTGTATGGAGTATTTGGCTTTACTTTTTGATATGCTTTGACTTTATTGTGATACTTCAAATAATAAATACAAAAGAGCTGATGTTCTTCATCCAGCTCACTTGTTTCTACTATTTCTTCAGCTATTTTTTTGCATTCTTTTTTGGTGTGCACACTTTTATTTTGGGGTGCACCCTTTTTCTTCTTTTTTGACCACTCGTAACGGCGTGACCATGACTTGACGGTGTTGATTGTCGTACCATATTTTTTAGCGATTTCTTTTTGCTTCATGCCGTTTTTATAGTCTTCAAACGCTAACTCGTGTTTTTCCAAATCATGTCACCACCTCCATTTTTTTATTTATATAAACAGCAGTTAAAACTGCGACGTTGTTCTTTGCAAAAGAAAAAAGCTCCCATAAGGAACTTTTTTCAAGGGGTTTAACCTATATGTCTGAACTGTGATTTTAAATTAAATGGGATTGTTTCATTTCTTTAAAAACCACAATAGCATAATAGCATGGAAATAAGGGTTCAATCTAGGTCCACTTTGGGTCCAATTAGGGCTCACTTTGGGTTCAGTTTGGGTCCAAAATGGGTCCACTTTTAATAAAGATTTATCATTCGTGATAAAAGTGTTCTTATTTATGGCTTTCAATACTATTTCTAGAGATTCGAAACATCGCTTTTATTCGCTTTTCTGCACCACTCCCAAATAGACATTTTAAAACAAAATGTGATAAAATAAAAAAGCACATCCAAAGATGTGCAAAATATACTACGGAGGTACTAGCAACATGCTATTTACATCAAGCAAGAATATTAGCTTTGGTGTAAGGAAAGGAGCAAGTATTCATGGAATACCTAGTGATGCTCTTTTTAATCTTAGTAGCAACTAAAATGTTGTTGAACTAATCCCACACTTACTTAAAGCTAGTATTCGAAGTAGAAAAAGAGGAAGAATTGCCGTTCTTCCTTTTTTCTTTTAGCATGCTATTTTATTCCCATACTTACAAAAAGCATTGTAGCTATGTTGTTTTTACAATGATTTCGATACTTCCAAGCTACATAAATAATATAACACAAACAAAGAAAAAATGGACAGTTTTTTATCGAAAAAAAGCGACATTTAGCGAGTTATATAGTCATATAGCGAGTTATAGCGACATATATAGAGATTTATAGAAAATAAAAAGAATGAAATTTTTATTCATTCTTGATACTTTCATAAAAGATATTATTCAATTTTTCAAGCGATGGGCGGTGTTCCATGTCAAGATATTTGGATAATTCTAAACACGCTTTTGGAAACTCTCTTTTGTAAGTTGATTTGCTGATACAAAACGACTCTTCTAATGTGTCAATCATTTCATTATATCCTCTTGAACATACATATGTTCTAATGATGTTTCTATGCCCTGCGTTGAGTAAATATACTAACGGCATAAATTTATCAAGTTCCTTATTAAAGAGCTCTAGGCGCTTTGTTAGAAGTTCCCTGCGCAACATGTTAGAAGTGATTTGTTCTCCTTTAGGCTTTGAAAAACCTCCAGGAGCTTCATCACTGTATTTAATTGATTGAGGGCTTGGAATGTCCTCAATTTCAAATGTTAAAGAGAATTTTTCAATGTTGATTAGACGTAATTCTCTAAGATATTTTTTAACTTCATCAATGATCTTCTTTTCTTCATCTGTATATTTCATTCCTTGCCCTCCAAAATAATTAATTATTAATTTTTATGATCTTGATAAATTGCATAAGCAATTATCCCTGCCAATTCAGCAAGGATAGTTGCTGCAACTACACACCAAAATGGGTTAATGTACATTATTTATCACCATCTTCTTTTATTTCTACATTGCCTTCTTCAAGGTACTTTCTTTGTATTTCAAGTTTTTCAATTGCTTTCAAATGCAATTCCTTATCAAAGTTGGTTGCACACGTTAAACGACCAATAACGTATTTGATTTCTTGATTGGTCAACTGACAATCATTAAGCTTTTTAATTAATATATTCATTTCAATCACCTTTTTTGAATTTTTGACTACATAAATCAATACGATACACAATACTTACGACCGAGAGAAAATAAAACATGAGTGAATTTCGATATGATTGATTAATGATTGCAGTGATTATATGAGCTATGATGATTACAGTATAAATCGCTAACAGTTTTGTATTTTGTTTTAAAATCTTTTCTTTTTGTTGGCGGTATTCTCGAAGCAAACCATATAGATTGTTTATTGTTTCATTTGCAAGATTCAATCCACTAATCAATGCTTCATTTTGTTCTTTTAAATTTTCACAGCGTTTTTCTATATCCTTTTCAGTTTCTGATTTAACCTGCATTATTTATCACCTACTCACTCGATTTAATATCAATAATCCCGTTTTCAATAACTTCTTTTGCCGGAAAGAATTGAATATCATAGGCATAAGGATTTTCTTTTTTAGCTTCTGTTTGAATACAAGTGTATGTAACATCATTTGATAAATGAGCATAGAACAACTTGTACTTTCCTTTTCCAGTTTTGATTGTTACGTTTAAATCTCCATCTTCATCACTATCAAGGGAAATCTTTCCCTCAACAGTGAATAATGGATCATTTGTTCTAGTATTAAGAGCAACGACTTTTCTTGTGATTTTAAAGTTGTTTGCATCTTCTCTAATATTCCAATTAACTCTAGATGCTTTTGAACATCCAGTTAAAGCAAATACGCTTGCTAATATGATTAATACTTTTTTCATTTATTTTCTCTCCTCTTTCTTTTTGATGCGGTGTCTTTCTTCATACCATTCAATATCTTCTTCAACTTGCTTTAATAAATTCTTTTCTCTTACTAGATCCTTTTCACTTGCTCCTGGTCTAGTGATATAGTATTGCAAAGCATGTTTTACTGTTTGCATTCTTCTATACTGATTACCCATTTTTATCTCCTATATTTGGAATAGTAATTGGATAAAATCTTCCTTCTTGAAAAAATGTATTAGATAAATCCTTGGATTTTATGCATTCAAGAAATATCCATTCATTAGATTCTATTTCTTTAATTCTTACAATTTCTTCATAAGGAGCATCATATATCCACATTCCTTCTTTTAAATCTTCAAATTTGAGTGGTTGAGGATGCTTGACCTCATTCATCGCATCCTCATATCCTTTATCATATTGTCCTCTATCATAAATTAGAGCTTTTAGGAGTTCTTCTTTATCAACATTTATGCCGACTTTTCGTACAGCTTTAAATACTGCATTTTCAAAATCCTCATTCATCTTTTGAAACACTTCTTTCATTACTATTTCTATTAGTGGCTTATACATTCTTCATACCTCTCTATCAATTCATCAATGGTTTCATCATCTTCGGCATCTTGAAAGTAGCCTCTCATCCTCATGCCAACTAATGTACTGATTTCATCAAAGTAATCTCCACCACATCCATCATCAGAGAATTCTTTTAATAAATCCAATTCAAATTTAGTCATCTTTTATCAACTCCTTTTTCCAATATTTTTTATTCTTTATTTTTGCATAGCTGGTACCATATATTTTATCAAAATCTTTTTCACATTTTTCCAGCTCTTTACATGCTTTATCAAGAGCTTTTTCTAACTTTTCAATCTCTTGCTTATCTTCTAAAAGATAGCCACAAGTAGTATCGATATCTTCATGCCTGATGTGTTTGATTGCATTATCATTAGACATTGTTTTCATATGTTGGAACATAGATATTAGTTGTCCTCTTGTTTTAGTCATCTAACCACCCCAATTCTTTAACTTGTTGGTTGATTGCTTTAAGTTCCTGGATGAAAATTCCATTACCGCTTATTTCAATAAATTGTTGCTTATCTGCATAAAACTTAATCCAATCTTTGCTTACTTCGTTTTTATACACAATTGTTTTTAATTTACCTTTTATATAATTTTTTGTTAATGAAATATATCCTAACTTTTCAAACATTTCTTTAGCTGTCATGATCAGTTACCTCACAGTTTTCTAAAAGTTCTTGAATTTCAAATTGGTTTCCGCCCCACACAAATTTAAATAATTTTCCAAATGGTCCTTCCATATGAAATGCATTGCTTTTATATGTAGTGAATATTCCTGATAGATTGTGATATGGCAGTTTTTTATCACATGCAACTAATCTTGGCGGTGCAAATTCTCCGCTGCTATCTTTTGCGATGTAGTTATATCCTTCAGTTTGAAGAAACACTAATAATTCATGTTCAAATTTTGTTAGTTCATATTTTTGTTTGTTTTCTTCCATGATTTTCCAACCTTTCTTGCTCTCTTTTAGCTTTTTGAATTTTCACTTTAAAAACTTCATCATCACTAACGTTAAACATAACTTTCAATTGATATAACATGATTTCAACATCAGCTATTTCTTCAATTAAATTGGCATAATACTCAGGTTCAGCTGGTCTATCAGCATAACGTAACATTTTATTTGTTGCTTTAATTAACTCTGCGCACTCCTCCATTAATTGTCGGCATTGGGGTTCTTTGCCATATTTTTCAAGCGATTGTCTAAATATCCTTTTTGTTTCCGTTACTTTATCTATATATTCATCAACATTAAATTCTTCTATTTTATTCATCATCTATTACCTCGCAATTTTCTAAAAGTTCTTTAATATTAGTTGGTTCTTCATCTTCCCATTTGATGAATTTAAAACAATTACTAAATAAAGACATACAACAGCAATCTCTTGTCTCCGTAAACCAACCGAGATTTCCTTTTTGAGGTTTAGGGCCATATGCATGAACATAAACTTTACATTTATCCCTTGCTAGATATTCAAGTTTTTCACCTTTAAGACATTTCAACAATTCAAATTCTAAACGAGATAGCTTGATAGGTTCTTTATATTCTTCATAGAGCCATTCAAAAGCTTTTACTATGCAACCTCTCATATCGCCTTTACTTTTATCAAATTTGCATCCAGTACACTTACATTCACAAACACATGGTTTATTATTTACAACCGCAATAAGCTTATTTTGATTCACTATCTCTTTAATCTCTTTTTCATATTTTTCAAAGTTTTTCATATCAATACACCCCTAAATAGTAACGTTTGATATTTTCCTCACCGAATTTATCAATGAGATTTTGAACTGTTTCCTCACTGTCGAAAAATAATTCTGTAGGTTGAACATTAGTATAGGGTGTTATGAATACTTCCCCACCTTCGTGCGCATAACGAAGAACGTAGTTGTATTTATTTAAAACATACTCCCTAGAAGCGTCCATAAATGCTCTTTGAACATCACAATATAGTTGACATTCTTCTACAGTTTTAAAAATGCGGTTGTATTTAATAATATTATTAGTTATTGTTCTTTCATCACAAATGAAAACTGTTGGGCTTAAATTATAATGTGCGACCCAATATTTTTCTCCATTTTTAGGCTTCCAGCCTTTTGGTGTTGGTTCAAAACTGTTTTTGTTCTTTTTAAGTTCTTCTAAATCTTTTCTAACTTCTTCTAACATAGTTTCTAATTCTTTTACTGTTTTCATTGTTGTTCCTCCTTAGTACCGTTTTTTCTGCAATCTACAGATTTTTTTACACCTTAACCTTTCTTAACGTATTCAACATCAACTCCAAAAATATATTTCTTGATGTTGTCTTTCCCAGCCTCTTTAATAGCTTTTTGTGCTAAAGCATAGGATGTAAAATAAATAGTGCCTTGATAGCAAACTCCTCCACTCGGATAAATTGCAACCTTTTTATCAACAAAATCATAAAGAATAAAATATTCTTCATCTTGAGAACTTTTGCCTTTTTTTCCGTATTTCAACAAAGTGGTTTCAACCTTGCGTCTTTCAACTTCAAATTCGCCTTCTTTTTTTGTTAAGAAACAATTTCCAATAGCTCTTCTAATAATCTCACATTCAAAATTAATCCATGTACTTTTACAAATTTGCCCATAATCTGAAATATACCAATATTTATCACTTCCTTTTAAATCCCATACTGTTTTAGGTTTAGGCAGAGTGAGAAACTCTTTTAGTTTCTCCTCGTCCACTTCGTAGGCTTTGTATTTTTCAGCGATTTCTTCTACTTTAATCATCTTTGTTCATCCTTTCTTAACGATATCTTTCATGTCATTTTTGTAATAACAATCTTCACATACTGCATAGCCAAATCCACCGCTATTCAAGATGATTCTTGATGTATAAGAAGCTCCATACATGATTTTCTTTCCGCATTCACAACAAGCAACTTTCTTGTTCATATCATCTTCGTAATATGTAGACCCTTCAGGCAATGCATAATCTTCATATTGGCCAGTTTCCAAATCATATTTTCTGGCAAAAGCATGATCCATTGCAGTATTTAATAAATCAAAATACTTTATAGCATCTTCATGCGTCATATCCTTGTAGTTTGCATCGATTACAACAACATCACGCTCTTTACAAAGTTTTGACCATTCTTCACCTGTCATTTGTATCACGTCCTGCTACTGGTTTATTGCGCATGAAGTCTTCAAAATCCATATTGCAATCGGAACAGATTTCTGCTTTCTTTCTTACAAGTCCCATGCCACCATCACTTTTCAATCCACCTGCTTGATATGAGATTTTATAATTATTGACCTCTTTGGTTTTGAAAACTCTTTTACATCTATCACATCGAACAATTCCTCTATCTATTTTCATAATTTGCTTCCTCTCTTCTTTCCTTTACAATCAATGCGAGTCTTTCATTTCTTTCTTTAACTCTTAAATTTTGCATTCTCAAACGATAATTTTCATTTTCCAGATACGCATTTTTTTTCTTGAGGGGCAAATAATTATCTTCACCCCATTCAAGAAGTAATTTTCTTAATTCATCACACTTTGACATCTCTTAATTTCCTGTTCAATTTTCTTAAAAGCTTGTAAGGAAATGAATTATCTTCTAAATATTCAAAATAGCTGACTGTTGTTGAAAATCCCTTTATTCCATCGAAATTGCTATGTGAAAAAGGTGTAGCGATAATTTTATTCAAAGCAGCTTCAATATCACCATCAACAATCCTTTTATCGGCACTACCCATGCACATTGCATTTCCTGTCAACATATTTGGCATTGCATATTCATACAATTCGGTATCTCCGCCTTTGTATTTCTTATAGCAGTAACATTGGATGCCTTTTACGATTTTGTTGTCATATCGAACGATATAAATAGCATTAGGAAAATTTATTTTGTATGAATGATTATTATAAGTAACATATTGCATATGCTCAGGCTGCTTTATAACAGCATAATCAATACCAGCGCCTATCGTGTTTTCAGAAAACAATTTTATGTTTGCTTTCTCATGCTGATCTTTGATAAAAAATTCATTAAAAAGTTTTACCAGTTCTTCTTTTGAAAGCATTTTGAATGTAATCTTTTCATTCTGCTTGATACATAGTTCAGCATCATCTTTTTTATTGTTTAAACGAATGATCGCTTCTCTCATTACATGATCACCTCGCTTTTTGTCTTTAATGTGTTTGAAAGAGCTGAAATCAAAGCATTTGAAGTAAATTTATAATCACAATCATCTACTTTTCTTTCGACTATTATTTGCAACAATTCCGTATTGTGTCTTTCTTTTTTTGAAACATTGGCCATGATTTCTAGAGCTTCATTTGCCACTCCAAAATTCAAATCAGGATATTCCCATCCTTCAATTTCAATGTTTCTTACGTTTCCTTTAACAAATTGACCATTTATAAATCGATATCCAAAACCATATAGCATTGCTCTTATTTGATAGCTCTTTTTATAAAGTTTTCTGAATTTCCTAGCTTTTCCCTTGTTTTTAAATTTGATATATAAGAACTGCATTTCAGTGGTACCTAGATTGTAATAATCAACCTTAGGTTCGGATAATGTTTCATCCGAGTACTCACACCACTCTTTGGCTTCTGCATATATTTCTCTAAAGACACCTTTTAATTGTGGAATAATAAAACTTACATTTACAAACACTTCATTCTGTTCATCGTATAATCCTTCAATCAATGTTTCAAAACCATCAACTGCAAATTCGTTTCTGTCAAAAAAGGACTTAATATAACTTCTTCAAATTCATAATCGATAACATCTGGAAAAACATGTTCATCTAATAAGTCGGTTTCTTGAAAGTTTTGTATCAGATCATTAGACTCATCTTCTTCAAATGCAATCGTTAAATCATCTATAGCTTTTGGCGATGTATAGCTTAAAGCGTTGATGAAAAACTTTTCATAGGTGTTAGGTTCTAATTTATCTGGAACATGATCAGTCGTAAAAAACTGTCTCAAATCTGTTGACAAGTTGAACACCTTCTTTCAACTGATACATGATTAAAGCGGTGCAATGTTCCAATATCGATACGGCCATTTTTGCATTGGTTACTAGAAACTGAACATTTCCTTTGGCGGCCTGTTCTTGACAAGAAACGTCAAGTGGGTGCTTATCTAAATCAAATTTGTAACATTGACTTCTCAAATTACTTTGTTGAATACCATTCTTTTTTGTTGTGATATAGATATTTCCTTCGTATTCACTATTTGCTGAGTCGATGTAAATAACATCATCTAGCTTCTTAAATACTTTTTCTAAAATCATTCTTGTAGCATCATTATCGACACATCCTATGATTACAGGAACATATCCCTTATCATCTTGGATAAGTGAAAATAAACTTTCATATGTGCAAAATTTATCATCAAACTCACATTCGATTGGATAAAGAGAGTTGATTTTTCTCGATAATGCCAAAGCCTTATTATCACCTACATCTTGAGCTTGATATCCTTGACGTTCGATATTTTTAGATTCGACTGTATCACCATCTATAAGTATCATTTTATGTGACGTTCCTAAAAGAAGTTTGGGAAGGTCTCTTGCTAGAAGAGAACCAGTCCCACCAACTCCAATCACATAGAATTTATATCTTGTATAAGCCATATCGAACACCTAGCCTTTTCTATGTTGTTTTCCAGTTACAACAAGAACATTGTCATCCTCGATATAGCTGTATTCCATTGTTCCTGCAAACTCATAATGACGGTGGTGTAACATGATGTCCGTGATTTCCTTTTCTGTATAATCTTGGCCATCTACAAATCCATAAGAAGAAACATCAATCAATCTTCCTTCAGAATAGACACCGAATGGATATTTGTACGTTTTTTCACTACTTGATTTTTTCTTAGGTGTTTTTTTACCTGCAGGTTTTTCTTCTTTCTTAGATTCTTCTGCAATTTCAGTTGCTTGTTCTACTGCTTGTTTTACCTCCTCAGTCGCTTGTTTTTCAGCTTTTGCAACTGGAGCAGGTTGTTGATCAGCTTCTTTTGGTGCTTCTTCAACCTTTTCCGCTTCTTTGACAATTGCATCTTTTGTATCTTCTTTAGCTGATTCCTCAGCTTTTTTCTTTGCTTCTTGTTCTTCTCTAACTAAATCAAACAATCCCATAATTTTATCCTCCTATTTCGGTCTTCTCTCACCGATTTCTTCTAGACATATTTTTAAACATTCATTTTCAGCAAATTCACGAATGATAACCAGTTCACATACCTGGATATCGTCGTAATATGCTACGTTATTGAGTGCATCTAAAACTACTTTGATGATGTTGTCGATATCAGGTTTGACAGTACAAAGAAACGTTTTATCTAATAGCCAACCTCTTAATTTTTTAGTGGTCGACTTAGGTATTTCTCTATAAGCGAATATCTTCACTCTTAGAGCCTTATCACTTTGATAACTTGTAGTTTTTCGATAGCACATTGCTATTTTTTGTTCGTAATCCCTTGTTTTTTTAGGTGTGTACGCTCTTACGAATTTTCCTTGCGTAGTAAATCTCGGTCTGCCTTTTCCAACGATTGCTCCTGGAACGGTAAACCAAAACTTCTTGTAGTTCGCTTGTATTCCAAGATTAAGCTCGCATTGGGTCGAAATCATCTTCTAATTCCTCTGGAACAACAGCATCTTCAAGAAGTGCATCTAATTGTTCCTCTTCTTGATAATCATCTTCTACTGTCTCATCTTCAATTTCTTCAACATCTTCATTTTCGAATTCATCATAGTTTGTAGGTTGTTGTACAAGCTCCATTTCTTGTTGATCACAAGCACTTTTCTTAGGGTCATCTTTGATATTGAAGTAAATTGTCATTGTGATGGTTGTTTGACCACCATTTAGCTCAGTTTGATCACACGCTGCCAAATAATATGGGTTCCAATCACCAGCTAATGTAATAAATTCATTGTCACGTTCTGCATCCAACATATAGATATCTGGAAATCCTATTTTGTCCAAAATCTTATTATCTTCTTCAGAGATCCATCTTTGTGTCACTTCAACAATTTTAGGAATCTTGTAAGGATCACCTTTATCTACAGAAAAAACTTTTTTCGACATATACCCCGTATGCTTGAAGAAATTTCTAATTGCAATTAAATATGATTCTTGACAGCTAAAATGTTCAGATTTTGTCAATTTCATATCTCCATTCGGTAATTCCGATAATTCATAAGGAATTTTTCCAAATTCTCTTAATTCATCATCTAAAAGCAAATTACTTTGAAAATCATAAACTGCAGCATAGTTGTTACACACTAGATATAGCTTTTCATCGTCGCCATAAAATACTGGTGTGTATTTTTTATTTTTCCTGATGATTTCCTTTGCAATTGAAAGAAATTTATAGAAAAACGGTTCTTCATCTTTTTTTATGAGCATTTTCATCTCTCCTTTTTGTTTAATTTGTTATTTTCTTGGTCAAATCTTCATTCTAACGAATGTTTTTAGATAATTGGTAAAGTTAATCATCTTTAAAACAAACACTCGCTAGAAACGAAAATTTTAAGTTTTTTATTTTAGACTAGAATTGGATGTCATCTTCCATGATGTTGAAAGGTGGATTTTCATTCATAAAACTGTCTTGTTGTTGATTTTGTGGTTGTTGGTACTGATTTGGATTGTATGTTGATTGTGAATGATATTGTTGTTCTTCATATTTGTCTCTAGGTTTTGTTTCTAAAAACTGAACTGAATCACAAACAACTTCAGTAACATAGACACGTTGACCTTGAGCGTTGTCATATGATCTTGAACGAAGTCTACCTTCAACTCCAACTAGCGAACCTTTGGAACAGTACTTTTCAACATTTTCAGCAACCTTGTTCCAGGTAACACACGAAATGTAATCCGCTTGTTGTTCTTCATCATTTCTCTTTGGACGATTAATCGCTAAAGTGAAACTTGTAACTGCTGAACCGTTTTGAGTTCTTCTAAGTTCAGGATCACGTGTCATCCTACCAACCATAACTACTCTGTTTATCATATTTTTTACCTCTATTTTGATTTTGAAGTTTTTGCTCTAATCTTGCCTTTGCTTCTCCCCTATATGTAAGAACCGAAGAATTGCGTTTTCTAACATGTTCTTCATGTAAGATCTTGATTGATTCTTTATCGTAATTGCATTCCTGAAACTTTTTGGAATATTCTTTAGCATCTTGTGAGTTTAAAAATCTAAATGGAAAGTTTCCATAAGTTTCATCTTCAAACTGAATAATTACTGTGTTGGGTGGAATCTTTTCAATTGTGTAATCAGGAACTTCAATGTTAGAAACAATTTCAGCAAGATTAGGAATATATCTGTTAGACTTTGAAAATTTAACAATTGCATTTTGAACCTGTTCATAAGAGAAATCTCCAAACATCATCATCCATGTTTCAATGGTATCTTTCGATTCAATGATTTTGGAATTTGGATAAATGTTTTTGTAAAATTTCAAAATCTTTTTAATTTCCGTTTTTTCCAAAATTTCTAAATTCCTTTCAAAATGTTGTGTGCTTACTATATATAGCAATCTGCAATGTCGTATGCGAAGGATTGTTATCTGTGAGTGTGCAACACACCCCTCTTGTTTTATCTTGTTTTTTCTTGTTTATTTTGTTTATATTGTTTATATATAGAAAGGGGTGTAGGAATTTTTCCTATACAGTATGGGAATTTCTCCTATACCATGTAGGAATTTTTCCTATACAGTATGGGAATTTCTCCTATACCATGTAGGAATTTTTCCTATACTAATACCCTCGCCACTTCTTATAATTCAGCACCTTTATAAACGTATTTTGAGGAGTTGTTTTATAATCTATATAACCTTTGTTTTTTAGGAATTCCATAAATTTTTTTAAGGTTTTATTGTCCCAATTCAAATTCTTTCTCATTTCTATTTGTGTGGTTGTAAAGGTTCCTGCCTCTCCATACTTATCATCAAAATAAGCCTTAAAGAGGCAATAGGAAAACAGAGTCCATGCTTTTGAATTTTTAATAATAGGATCATTCACCAACTCGTTTGAAAATCCTGTGTACCCTTTCTTTACCTCTTTTTCAGCCATTGATTAAACCTCTTATTCTACATACTTTTCTTGATAATCACTTATATAGATTTCTCTATGATTTCCTTGTGTATCACCATAAATCAATCCTTCATCATATAACTTCTTCAATGATGCTTTGAATTTATTTTCACTGATTGGCAAGTCTAGATTTCTAATGTTCAATTCTAGATGCCCATCATTATCACAATTGAACAATAGATAAGTGAAAGTCCATAGAGAATAAGTATCTCTATAGGCTTTCGTGTTTGTAAATGATCGAGGAAGTATAACGTATTCTTCTTGCATCTTGTTACCTCCTACATTGACATTGGGTCAAAGTCATCAACTGGAACTGGTTCAGCTTGTTTTTCTTCATTGATGATATCTTGCATTGTTGGTGCAGTAGTTGCTTCAATTGCTTGAGGTGTTTCTTTTTCAGTTGCAACTCCATCAATGATGTTTTCATCTTCAAAATGAGGATTCAAGTTTTCATCTATTACTGCATTATCAGAAGTGACAGCTTTCTCAATCGCTTCAGTTGATAATAAAGCATGTTTTGACAATAATTGACGAAGCATTGTTTTCTTGGCCATTTCATCAAAGTTCTTATACCAAAAGCTTGAATATTGCCATTCAGTTTTAGGATCATATTTTCCAGCTTCATAATCAGCAAATGAAACTTTAGGATATTGTCCTGTTGTTGCTTCTTTAGAAAATGCTTGTGAATACTTATCAGCGTGATTAAGCATTTTTTCTTTCGACCAATATAAACGTTTGATATATCCATTTTTCATTTCAAAATAAGCCATGTAACCAACTACTGGCAGATTTTCTCTTACATCATCATCTTGAACAAATTCAAACTCTGGCTTACCAGTTAACTTATTGCGCCCTTTATATTCTCCTTCTCTAATTTCCATAGCATCAATATCAACATATTCGTTGGATCTGATTGCTAATTGAAGATATCCTTTATAACCAATTTGGAATTGTGCTTCTGTACATTTCTTTTTTTTGTTTTTATAAGGGACCATGTAGAAATAGCCTAATTGAGGGCTAGGTTTAAGATGTAAACTTTGCCCTAGTAATGCTGCACTGATGATTGTTTGTGGATCGCATTCAGCTAATGCAGGATTTGTATTAACCGCACTTGTAATTGATGTGATAAATTCTTGTGAATCAGTTGCACCAACCATTTGATGGATTTTAGTTCTCATGATGCTTGAATTGATTAAATTGTTGAATTTTTTGATACCAGTTGTTACTGGATTTTTAGTTGCTTGTTGCATTACACTTTGTACTGCCATATTAATTATTCTCCTTTTGTTTAGTGTTATAATTTACCTCGAAAGTGAGGTGAAATAGTGTCAGTAGTGCTAACAAAATTAGCTGATAAATTCTTATGTTCTACATATAAAACATTTCTAGAAAGGCGTGCTCAAGGTTATTCGTTAGACAGATCAAAACAATTTAAAAATAACTTTGAGCAACGAGAACCATATATTTTAGATTTTAATATCGAAGATGTTGGCGACATTCTAAACGAATTAAAATCCGTTGGCTTTGTTAAGGAGTGGGTAAGTGGCGACTTCCTTCTCACAAATAATGCTATTGTTTATATGGAAAGTAGATTTAAAAACGGTTTGATAGAACTTACAGATTTTATTGCTAAGTTTATTCCTTAGGGCGTTCAGATACTGAATGCCTTTTTGCTGATGAAATAAAATCGCATTTGTAATCACCTTCAAACTTTAAAACTATTTGTGTACCTAGATAATCTGTTTCTGATGAAACGGACATAACTCCCTTAATTTCATGACCATTAACGAATAATTTTCCATTCTTATCTAAATAAACCTTATTCATAATTTCACCTCGTAACTTTCTTTAATTAATTTCTTTAACGTTATATTTATTGACCACTCCTGTTTGAGGATCACTAAGCTCTTTTTCAGTTAGTTTCACTTCACCGAAATTGAATGTTGGGTTGATGCTCTTGATTACATCCATATATCTATTCAACATTTGAAGAGCTGCTAAATCACCCTCAAATTCAAACGTTTTCTTCCATGTTCTGCCTTTAAATTTCGGATCTGTTTCTTTGATTTCAGTAACGATATACTTATCATTTACGTTAGCAATCGTTTCATCACCACGCTTGATAGGTGTGTATTTAGGTTGAACTGCTTCTTTTGCTGAATGAATAGCTTGCTTTTTGGCTTCTTCCAACTCCTTTTGGTGTTGAATTTCAGCTTCTTTTTGTTTCTTTTCAAACTCTTCTTTTTGATGTTGAAGTTCTGCTTCTTTTTGTTGAGCAACCGCTTGTGATTGCTTTTTGATGTTGTCTACTTCATCAGTAATCATTTCAGTTACTTTAGGAAGACCTTCAGTATTTAAAAGAGCTTGATATTTTTCTCGTGAAATAAGCTTTTCATCAACATTTGCGATAAGACATGCATTGGTGATTGTTTTTTCAATCATTTCAAGGTTTAATTTGTCATTCTTTTCTTTTTCCATTAAAGCATTGAATTGTGCTTCAACTTGTTCTTCAAATTTCTTTTTGGATGTTGAAGCGTTAAGCCATTTTTCATCAAAAACGAACTGATCAGCATATTCCTTTGAAATCATCTTTCTAGAAATCAATACTTCTTTTAGTTGATCAATAGCTGCTTGACGTTCTTTTCTAAGAGCTTCTTTTTGCTTTTGAACAAATACATCCACATTTTCAGCCACAACACTTGCAGTATCATTTAAAGCTTTAACAACTTTATTTACCTTTGCTTCAAATTCTTGATAAGGCTCAATGTATGCTTTTTTGACTGCTTTTCTTTCATTTTCTAATTTTTTAGCATACGAACGATATAATGGAACCATTCCAGTTTTAGCTTTAACAAAATCTTTGTAGTTCTTTTCATCTACAACCACACCTTTTTTAGCTTCAATCGCTGGAATCAATTTGACCATTTCATCAATATTCGAAACAATCGCTTCATTTGCTGGTCTTTTTTGAACTTCTAATGAAAGGTGTTTTTCATCAATGTCAACGTGTTCTTCAATAACTTCAGCTTTGGCCTCAACGACCTTTTCTTCTTTAGTTGGTCTAAAGAATTCGATAACGCTGACAACTTTATAACGTTCATCTAACACTTGGTTAGCCGGTTGCCAGAAGATTGCATTATCTTGTTTTAAAATGACAAATGCTTTATCTCCTGGATATGTTAGTTTGACAACTGGCTCTCCATTTACAAGAAAGCAGTTATTGATTGATAATAAGTTGATAACTTTATCAAATTCTTCTTTAGTTGTGATTTTTACAGCTACTAGCTCATTAAGTAGCCCTGATTGAAACTCATTCATTTTTTCCTTCTCCCTTCTACGATAAAAACTTATTTATGAAATACACTTGACCTTTACCTGTTACTTTAGTAGTCAATGTAATTCTTGTACTTCCATCTGGATTAGTAATTGTTCTTTCTTTGACTTCAAACAATCCAAGATCCATTGATTTTTGTGTTGGCTGATTGTAACGTTCACCCTTTTTAATTAGATATTCGTTTTCTCTCATCCACTCAAACAAACGATTTTGACCAATCTCATAGCCATTTTGTCTGATAAGTTTTGCCAACTGACCAATCAAGATTGATTCATTGCTGGCACTTACTGCATCAGCAAATAGAGCTTTAGGTTTCAATTCTTTATTTTCTAGTAACAATGCATCACATCGACTTTTTAAATAATCCATTGAACGTTGAACTAAAAATTCAGGATCATTTAATTTTTTCTCCATTTCATTGAATGCCTCAATATATTTAACTTTCCAATCAAGAGCTTCCTTTCCTGTGAATCCCATAACCAATAAGCTGAAACCATCTCTATTCATTAAATACATAGGATATTGTCTACCTCTATTTTCATAAGAAGTTTCATATATCATTGATTTCGTGGCTGAATTTTCAGCTACGAGATTTCCAATTGTTTGCAACACATTTTTGTGTTCTTTACCAAAATTTTTAGCAATCTCTAAGCTACTTACTAGCATTTGATTGTTTTCATATTTAATTTGAATTTCGTTCATATAGGCTCTCCTTTCTAACTGACTTCTTTTAATTCCTTATTCCTGTTTTCTAAAAACGGTGGTGGTGTTTGTGTTTCGATTAAGTTCCAGTACCACAACTCCGTTTTAAATAGATATTTTGCATCTAGCACCAAATCATCATAGTGAAGATAAACAACTCTTGTTTCTTGCTTCCCTGCACCATTATTTGCCCACGGAATATCAAGAATTGCATATAAGACAAAATGCCTTAATCCAGTGGTTATCATGTAATGCAATACTTGGAAATAGTAAGTAATTGGAATGTGATCATTGGCCCATTCTTTTAACATTGCACCATTTTGAATGGTTGTTGATTTTATCTCCAATCCCCATTTTTCTTTGGTTGCAATTTCAATCATTGCCCCATCAAGATTTGCTCTAAGAAAAGGATATTTCTTGTTTGATAAACTGATATCTTTCGTATCAATCAATTCAAACTTGTTTTTATAGAGCACACCGAACAATTCAATGAGGACAGGTTCTAATGCATTACCCTTTTCAATTGCTTCACTTGTTTGAAATACTGGCTTTTTAGTGCCTGTCTTTTCCTCCCACAATTCATAAGGTGTTTTGTAATTGTTTACATTCATTAGAATTCCTGCATCGGAACCACCAATTCCTTTTCCTCTTAATTGATGCCAATGTTTTTTATCTTTCACATAATCGACATTACAATTAGGGAAAAACTCCTCATAATTGGTAGTTACCATTTTCTAAATCCTTTTTGCATTGTGCTAATTCCTGATTGAGATAACCAAGTTGAAGATAATCATCACTGTCTAGATGATCCTTACATTCCATGCAAATGATTAAACTCTCTAAATCAGCAACTCTTTCTTCTAATTCTTTCTTTTTCATCCTCTAAAGCTCCTTTAAATTGTTCTTGGATGTAGTTATCCAATTCATTACAGCAATGATTGAAAGCATTTTTTGCTGGTGTAAACATTTCTTTGACCTTTTCAATGTCAATATCAATTGGTGCCATTTCTAGAAAAATACTTCCTAAGAAACACCAATCATCAGTTGGCATAACTTTAAGTTCATCACCTTCTTTTTTGATTCCAACTTCTAATTTAAATAATGGAATTTTTGGTCTTTCTACAGGTTCATTTTCTGCTGAACCAACTTGAACAACTTTGACATTTGCACCTGCAGCTTTAGCTGTTTGGATAATGTCTTCTAAATCTTTTTTTGTCATATTCTATTCCTCTCTTTTTATATAGATTTCTACTGTGTACTTTTGCATTTTTGGACTGTCAACAAAGATATCTATCTTGTTTCCTTTGATAGCCCCTCCGCAGTCTTGAGCCACGTATTCCTTGCCATTAATCAAGACTATAGAACCATATGGAATGATTGAAGGGTCTACCGCAATGGTTCTTTCCTCTTCAGCAATAGCACCTGTAGAAGTTAAACGACCGTAAATATCTTCTCCGGGCCAATAGTAAGTAACAGTAAATTGGCCAAGAGCTCTTCATTTTTGAAGTTCTTCTAATTGAGCTATGAGATACTTGTTATCCTCTTGAACACTGTCATATAAATCTTCAAAGCGGTTCTTATCAGCTAAAGCATCACTGTAATAATCTTCCAAAAGAGAAATCTTTCCCTTTTGTTGTTGAACTTTTGTTTTATAAGCATCCAATTTGTTTTGGTAGTAACAGATTGGAGCAATGATACAAAACATCACTAATATTGAAATAAGAAAATATGTTCTTTTTTTGACTTTCATATTGCATTTTCTCCTTTAATGACTTAGAATTTATTTGCTATGTTGTGTGCCTAGATATAGGCACCTTTTTTATATACTCCTGACTATGATTGCTAAACAGTTAGCAATAAAACAACCGATAATAATGATTGTGGCCAAGCCTCTTGCCGAAAGCTTCATAAGTTACACCTCCTTTTCGTTTACTTCAAACATTGCAATGTATTCACATCTTTTAAGAAACCCTTTCTCATAAGTTGTAAGACCACCTGATAGAAATAAGTTTTTAACTTCTACTTCAAATCTTCCCGATTCATAACCCAATTCAAAACGATTTCTTGGATAATCTTCTCTTTGAGAAATTCTAAGAATTGCCAAAAACTTTTTATCTATTTCGCTCTTGATCATTTCTCTATCCGCACGAACCAGCATCTTTCTATCTCTTCTGTCTTTAGTGATTTTATTTGCCAATTCATAGTAGGATTTTTGATACCATTTGAATTCCTTTAACATGTGTACTAAAACTGCAATGACAACAAACAAAATACAGCAGATGATAATTAATGAATTTTTACTCATAAATTTTCTTTCCCTTTCCATTACTAGCCATCAAGGAACCAACCTCTTAAATAAAAAACTTGTATGGTATTAGTTCTTTTTTTATGTCTGTAGTTAGTAAATCATCAATGCTATTTTGTTATCGGAGGCCTTTGAGATTGGCTCCTTGATGACCAGTAATCTATTTGTTTTTTTAATTAAGAACTTTTTTGATACTGTTCTTCGATATAATCATCTAGAACACTTTTAGCAATCAAAGAACCGTTCTTATCTGGAATATGTCTTAGCTTGTTACTTTTGACTAAGTCATACGTTCTGTTAATTCCAATTCCTAAATAGGATGCTGCTTTCTTTACTGAAAACAATGGACCATATAGTTCTCTTGCCATGATTACCTCTCCTTTCCTAAATTCCAAGTAAGATATAAACTTCAAACCTTTTTCTTAATGAATGTTTTACATAATGAAGTTCTTCATCTTCTAAAGTTTCCATGTTTAGAATTTCTAAAATTTGATTTAGAACACCAACGTAATCATTAATGATTTGTTCTGTTGTTTTTTCTTTTCTTCTTTCTTTGACATTGATGTAAGCTGTTGAACCATTAATAATTCTTTTTAGATATTGTTCTCTTGTTTCATCCATAGTTTTTTTCTCCTTTCTTTAAACTCCAAATGTTTGTATTTAATAAAGTGTCTTTTTAGGAAACTTCATTAAATATCAGTTAAAATATGTTTGTGCTTGACTAGAAGTACATTAAATAGCACCAGAGAATAAACAAAAGCACTATAGCAATCATTAAAATTATTGATTTTATATATTCATGCTTATATGTTTTTTTTCCATAAATATTTCTTCCTCCTGTTTCAAGCAAAAGAGAAATTTCTATTAAACTAAAGAATACAATCAATATAGAAATAATTACCTTAAGAGCCATAGTGTTAACCCTTTCTTTCGAAGTTTACTATATGTAAACATTTTAACTAAAAAAAGTTCATCAATAGTCACCAGCCTTTCACCTTGTGTTTCAAGTACGCTATTTATATGAGATTTTATTTTTTTCTTCTCATAATCATTAAACGGAACAATACCGCACTCTTTTTTATTGAACGAAGTCCTTGAAATATTAAGCATATGAGCCCAATCTAATTGGGTTTCATTTAGCATATTTCTATATCCTTTCACTTTATTCATAATAACACCTCCTTTATTGTTTACTATATGTAACTTTTTATTACATTAATATTTTAACTATTAGTTACTTTTTTGTCAATATTTTTGTTTACATTTAGTTACTTTTTATTAAAAAAGTGTTTCTTTGGTGTTAACATAAAGTTAACAAAGGAGAAATTAATATGAAACTCGGTGAAAACATTAAAAGACTTAGAAAGCTAAACAATCTTACTCAACAAAATTTAGCCGACCAGCTAAATAGATCTAAAACCCTTATTGCTTTATGGGAAAAAGGTGAACGTGACCCCTCTTCTCCTGATTTAAAAAAATTATCTGAAATTTTTAATGTAAGGGCTGATGACATCATAGGTTCAATACCATCATTTTCTAATACCGAAACATATGAAATAAATGATGATCAAGTATTGAAACCTATATTAGGAGTAGTAAAAGCAGGATACAACTTATATTGCGAAGAAAATATTGAAGGATATAAACCGGTAGATAAGAACAAAGCTAAAGGCGCAGAATGTTTTTGGCTACGTGTTATTGGAAACAGCATGAATGCGATAGGAATTATCGAGGGCGCATTAGTATTAGTAAAAAAAGTAATAGTAGAAAATAACCAAATCGCCGTCGTGAGAGTAAACGGCGATGAAGCAACTGTTAAACAAATAATTTTTAATAATGATGCTGTAATTTTACAACCTTTATCTACTGATCCTAGCAATAAACCACTAATATTAAAAAAAGAAGATTTTGATAACAATCATGCTGAGATAATAGGGAAAGTTGTTGAAGTTAGTTTCAATCCTAATGATTTGATTGTTAAATAATTATTTATTTAAATTCTGTAATTAAAGAATGGAATGATATGAATTACAAAAAAATCATTTTCAAAATCTTTTTTATAGCTTGTATATCTGCTCTAGTAATATCAATCGTTTGTTCGTTCTTTTATTATTTTATTCCTATAAATTTCCCTGGAACAGTTGGCGAGTGGATAACCGCCCTTTCAACACTCACAGGTGGCGCTTTTACATTAGAAGGTGTATGGTGGACAATCAATGACAACAAAAAACAAAAAGAAAAAGAACTATTTTTCCAATATCGACCAATTATCATATCCGAAAATTTAATTTCAGTTATAGAAAACGATCTTTCTCAACTAATTATAGAAAATAAAGGCTATTCTGAATTATTAGACATATCCATCACTTGCGATAAAGAATGGGTTGATTTCAAATTAAATATCGGACCTGAAGGAAGAAATATAATATTGCCAGGTTCGAAGCATGGATTCCAATGGTCTTGTTCTTTTGAGAAAATCAAACAATGCAGTGAAATATCTTTTACTATAAAAGGTCGAACTTATTTAAATGTAAAAATTGAAACAAATTTTACTTTTAAAGTAACAAATTTATCAAAGACTCAAGTCAATTTAGTTTTAATAACCACCAATTGTATAGACTCTCTAACAAGTGATAAAAAAATTTAAAGAAAAAGGAATACCGCTTAAAGTGTGGTATTCGTTGAATGAGAAAATATATAAGAAAGGTTTTTCAAATGAATGCAAAAATATTTAAATATTCTATTATAGTCATAATAATTATTGCTATACTCATTGTATTATGTAAAATTGTTTCAATTTTAAGAAATTTTTTTTGTAAGAAAATCGAACCTTGCCAAAAAAAATTAAGTACAATTTATGAAATAATTCTATTTATATTAGGAC